TTGATGATGAGAATGGTGAAATTAGTCTTTGTACTTTAGCAGCAATTAATTGGGGAAAAATCCGTGATCCTAATGATTTTGAACGTGTTTGTACTCTTAGCGTCCGTGCATTGGATGAGTTGCTCGATTATCAGAATTATCCAGTCGAGGCAGCCAAGCGGTCAACCATGTCGAGAAGACCACTTGGAATTGGTATTATCAATTTTGCTTACTGGCTTGCTCGTAATGACCTTAATTATCAGCATATAAATTCTGAAGGTCTACAAAGGATCCACGAATATGCAGAAGCATGGTCGTATTACTTAATCAAGGCATCTGTCGATCTTGCAGCAGAAAAAGGTCAATGTTTATTCTCAAATCAAACAAAGTATCATTATGGTCAATTCCCGATTGATACATATAAAAGAGATGTTGACGAATTGGCAAAACCGATATATAATATGGATTGGAATGGTCTACGTCTATCTATTGCTGAACATGGTATTCGTAATTCCACATTAATTGCTTTAATGCCATCTGAGACAAGTGCTCAAGTTTCCAATTCAACAAATGGAATTGAACCACCACGTGCTTTGGTATCGGTTAAGACATCTAAGGATGGAGTACTTAAGCAAGTTGTTCCAGAGGTTCGTAGGCTTAAAAATAAGTATGACTTGCTTTGGGACCAAAAGTCACCTGAAGGATACTTAAAGATTTGTGCCGTATTACAGAAGTTTATTGATCAAGGTATTTCTGTTAATACTAGTTATAATCCTAAGTTCTATAATGATGATCAAATTCCTTTATCAGAGCTTATTAAGCATGTAATTATGTTTTATAAGTATGGTGGTAAGCAACTTTATTATTTTAATACTGCAGATGGTGCTGGTGAGGCAAATATTGAATCAACAAATAATCAAGTACCAGAAATGGTTGAAGAGGATTGCGACTCATGCAAAATCTAATCCAGTTAAATCCGCCTTTACCAATAGTAACACCTCTTGGTAAAGGCTTTGCACATGTTTTAATTGACTATGGAATTGAACATGATTTAATGTGGGTTTGTTTTCAGAATGATACCGGTGAATGTTGGACCTGGGCAAATAAAGATATTAGAGCAGATAAAAATATCACGATAGGAAGAAACTATAATGACTTATAGCGTATTTGATTCTAGTAACAAAAAAGATCATTTAAAAGTTCGTGCATTCTTTGATGATGCTCCAACTATTGCACGATTTGATAAACAAAAGTATCCGTTCCTAGAAAAACTCACTAGACAACAGATGGGTTTTTTCTGGGTACCCGAAGAAGTTGATTTGACTCGTGATAGTAAAGACTTTCGTGATCTATCAAAGCATGAACAACATATTTTTACTAGCAATCTAAAGCGCCAAATTCTACTTGATTCAGTTCAAGGTAGAGCACCATCTGCAGCATTTGGTCCTATTTGTTCATTGCCTGAATTAGAGAACTGGATTGTTGCTTGGACATTTAGTGAATCCGTTCATTCACGTTCTTATACACATATCATTCGTAATGTCTATAGTGATCCGTCAAAAGTTCTTGATGGTATCCTTGATATGCAAGAAATTGTTGATTGTGCCAAGGATATTAGTTTATATTATGATAATCTAATTGATCTAAATCAACGTGCTGCTAGCAGTAGTCATGTTCATCTAATTCCAAATTCATATAAACATAAGAAAGCCCTCTGGATGGCGCTTATGTCAGTTAATATTCTTGAAGGCATTCGCTTCTATGTTAGCTTTGCTTGTTCATGGGCATTTGCTGAATTGAAGAAGATGGAAGGTAATGCCAAGATTATTAAGCTGATTGCTCGTGATGAAAACCTACATCTTGCAAGCACTCAACAACTACTAAAGATTCTACCTCAAGATGATCTCGATTTTGCGACCATTCGAACCGAGACCAAAGATGAGTGTGTAGCAATGTTCAAGTCTGCTGCCGAACAGGAAATAAAGTGGGCAGAATATCTATTTAAGGATGGATCAATGATTGGTCTGAATAAAGAACTATTAGAAGATTATGTTGAATGGATTACCAATAGACGTTTACAAGCTGTTGGATTGCCATTGATATATAAGACAGGGTCCAATCCACTTCCATGGACACAAAAATGGATTAGTGGTGGAGAAGTTCAAGTAGCACCGCAGGAAACACAGATCACATCTTACATTGTCGGTGGTGTAAAGAAAGATGTATCAACAGAAAGCATGAAGGGACTTAGTTTATAAATGACACAATCTAATACATTAATAGACAAAGCATCTTTGGTTATAAGTAAATTAGAAAATAAGAAAAAAATAAGTAAAGAACCAGAATATCCCTATATACATTTTAAACATATAGCACCATCTTCTGAGAATCTTAAAGAAGAACAAGATTTAGAACAATTACCACATGATAGATTACCTACCATTACATCTGGTTGGAGAGAACGTAATGATAATTCTCATATAGGTAAGAATTCAAATTCGATAACATCTGCTTTAAAAAAAATACCAAAATTAAATAGTTCAGAAAAAGAAGATGTCGAAAGTTATACAGGTAAAAAAGGCCGTGGAAGTGGTGAAATTAACAATACATTATTAAAGCCTAAGAGTCCAATACATTATAGTCAATATGGATTTGCCAAAAGATTACACAAAGTTACGTCCCAGCCTATAGGTCATAATATTAACCTATATTCCGGTGTATATAGCGATCCTAGAAAATGGCAAAAAGAAAGCGATGGGTCAACAAAACTTAGAGCTTTTACATCATTAACACATGATAAAAAAACAGCTCATGTATTTGCTCATCAATGGTCTGAAGGAAAAAAAGCATCTCCTGAAGGTAAGAAGGGTAAAATTCATATTATACATTTACATGCCAAAGCTAATGATCTAGGTCTTCCTGTGATGAAGCATTCAGATTTTGAGGAACACGAAACGGTTCTTCCACCAGATACACACATTAGACCACATCCAGATTATGTTAATGATAAAGGTGTGCATGAACCGGAAATTCATACAGGTTCGGATGGTACAAAAATACATATACATCATTATGTTATTCATAGCCAGACACACCCGGATAATTATAGACCAGCTAATAAAGTATACTAAGGAGAAATAAAAATGGGATGGAGTTCAGGATCGTCACTTTTTAGTGATGTTGCAGAAATTATTGCAGAAAATGTAGTAGATGATAATGTTCGTAAGCTAATTTATATGGGGCTTATTGAATCATTTCAAAATCATGATTGCGATACATTAGATGAATGCATGGATATTGATCCAGTGCTTGATACTTTGCTTGAATCACTGGTTGAAGAAGACGAAGATGAAGAAGATGAATGGCCTGATGGTGGTCGGGAAATGTTTTAAGTAAAAATAAAGACCTAAATATGAGGGAATATGGAGTTCCCTCATGTGGCTATATAATGAAAAAGAAATTGATGAATCTTTGCTAGAAGGACATATTGGATTTGTTTACAGAATAACAAATCTAAAAACCAATAGAATCTATATTGGTAAAAAACTTTTAAAGTTTAGTAAAACAAAAAAAGTAAAAGGCAAGAAGAAAAGGTTCCTAGTTGACTCGGATTGGAAACAATACTGGGGATCAAATAAAGTTCTAATTCAAGATGTACTTGACTTAGGTGAAGAGAATTTTACTAGAGAAATTCTTAGATTATGCAAGATGAGAGGTGAAATGTCTTATTTTGAAGCAAAGTTACAATTTGACTTATGTGTTTTGGAATCTGAACAGTATTACAATGAGTGGATAATGATTAAAGTTCATAAAGCACATTTAAAAAAGATTGACTTTGTCACAAAAGTATGATATAATACACTCATAGGAGAATACTATGACATTTGATATTGAAGAAGTTCGGCAATATATTACTAATTCATCAATGCAATCCAAAATTTATATTGGCGGTGATTCTGAACGAATTAAGTTACCTAATGGTAAGTGGGTTGCTGATTATGCAACAGTGGTTGTTATCCATATTGATGGAAAGCATGGTGCTAAAATCTTTGGTGAAGTAACTCGTGAGCCTGATTTTGACCATAAAATTGCTCGACCATCTCTACGTCTGATGAATGAAGTTTATAAGGTAGCAGATTTATATTATAAACTTGCAGATTCGATTGGTTCGCGTATGGCTGAAATCCATTTAGATCTAAATCCCGATGAACGGCACGGATCATCTTGTGTTGTTACTCAAGCAGTTGGATATATACTTGGTACTTGTAATATTAAAGCACAAGTAAAGCCAAACGCGTTTGCGGCTTCAATTGCAGCTGATAGATTTAAAGCCCTAGCAGCGGCCTAAATACATAATCAAAAATAGGAGACAAACTCGTGTTAAAGACCATAATGATTGGTCTTTTGAGTTTGGGCATTTTTATTATAGTCAATACTGACTCAACGTATAGTAATACAACAATTGATGATTCTCATATAGAGGAAGAGAACAGCAGTCAACAAGCTGCATCCGAATCATTGTCAACTGACGACAATGAAGTTATTGCCCAAATTCAAGAGAACCTGGAAGCTTTTACCGTAAGTGTAAGGCCGCCACGACGACCAAGATATATAACAGCATCATGGTATCGTCACGGAAAAATAACTGCAAATGGTGAAAGGTTTGATCCGAATGGATTGACAGTAGCTCATAAAAGATTGCCGTTTAATACCATGATTCGATTCACTAATCCAGAAAATGGTTTATCAATCATTGCAAGAGTTAATGATCGTGGACCATATATAAGAGGTAGGGATTTTGATCTTAGTGTTAGATCGGCACAACTTCTAGGATTCTACGAAAAAGGAGTTGCAAGACTTGATATGGAAATTATTAGATAAATTGAGGAGGAATATTATTAATATGCCAAGACCACATGGAAGTAAGAATAGGCCTAAGACTACAGCAGAAGAACCAATTGAATTTGATTATGAAACATTCGGAAATGATGATACATATAATCAAATTATGAATACTTCACAATCTTTTACTACACCTGTAAATCCAAGTGTCAGGGAAATGCCAGTTTCGGCTCCCGAAACATTTTATAACAACCCGGAGCTTATTATGTCAGACAAAGCACAACTACTGTATCTAATTGAAGGTCGGGTCCGTATGGATCAAATGGGTTCATCGGAACCTGTTTTCTCTGATCAAAAGAGACTTGTATGGGCTTATTCTTTTGAGGAAGCCATTGGTAAGTTCTCTAATTATTTTGCAGGTATTTCAACTACTTCTCAGCGCTATACTGTTGTTGGTGCTGGAGGTTCGGAATCAATCAGTTGATTGAGGTATATTCAAAGACTGATTGTATCTATTGCAATATGGCCAAGGATCTTTTGGCCTTCTGTAATATTACATACACAGAACAAACACTTGGAGTGGATTTTACCTTGAATATACTCAAGAATAAATTTCCGGATGCTAAAACTTTTCCAATAATAGTTGTTGACGGATTCTATATTGGGGGTTATAATCAACTTAAAGAGCATATACAATCCAATAATGATTATCGTAAATTTCTTTCTGAATAAGGAATATATATAATGAGTGGTTTATATCAACGAGACACTGTTCTCAAGGATCTTCGTGAACAGGTCATGGAAGTACATTTTGTAAAGACCAATGGTGAGCAACGTATTATGCGTTGCACTCTTCAGAAGCATATGCTTCCCGAAATGTATCAAAATAGTTATGATGAACAAAAAGAGGAACGTGAGTTCCATCAAAAGAATCCTGATGTAATTGCTGCATGGGATGTCCAGGAAAATGGTTGGCGGTCATTCAGAATTGATAGTGTATTTTACACACAAACTGTAAACACTGCTGTCTAAAGGAATATTATAATGAGTGAAGAAAAGTTCTGGGGTTATCATGCCATTCTTGATGCCGCCGGTTGTGATCTTGATAAGATGACAAGTTATGAAAATGTTTATAACTTTGCAAAGCAACTCGTCAAGGATATTGATATGATTGCTTATGGTGAACCACAGATTGTTAATTTTGGTTCCGGTAACAAAGCAGGATATACTCTGATTCAATTGATTGAAACAAGTAATATCTGTGCACATTTTGCAAATGAAAATCAAGAAATATATCTTGATGTATTCAGTTGTAAGCCATATGATGAACGGATTGTTGAAGATTTGCTCATTCAATATTTTGGTGCTAAGTCTCTTCGTCGGGCATTTATTAAGCGTCAAGCAGTTCTTGATGTAACCAATACATGATTGTTGGTTTTACTTGTGGAGCATTTGATTTGCTCCACCCAGGCCATTTATATCTATTGAAGATTGCCTCTGAACAATGTGATAAACTTATTGTTGGATTGCACACTGATCCTTCAATTGAGCGCCCGGAAAAAAATAGACCGGCTCAGACTACACTGGAAAGATATCTACAATTAGCTTCGTTGTCATATGTTAACCAAATTGTGCCATATGACACTGAAAATGATCTAATTAATCTCTTATCCATTTCAAATATTCATAAAAGATTCATTGGTTCTGATTACGAAGGTGTTGATATTACCGGCCAATACACCTGTGAACAAAGAAATATTAAAATAGTTTTTATTCCAAGACTTCATTCTTGGAGTTCCTTAGGATTGCGGCGTAGAATATGTGAGGATTTATAATGGTTAAAATTATTACTGATTTTCCTATTGCTTATGAGAGTCATGATCATATTGTTCCATGTGGAACAAAGCAAGATAATACCAAGAATGGTGCATATGTAAGAGAACTTATTCGTAGGTTCGGACCTGATATGCGGTACATGGATCTTGGTTGTGCCGG